TAACGGCGTAGGAAACTGGTTTCATCAAACTTACATCGGAGCAGAAGAAGCAACAAACGATTTTCACCCCACCATTCTTCCTTGGGACGTGCATCCAGATCGCGATCAGCAATGGTTTGACAAAGAAACTAAAAATATGTCCCGCCGCCAGATCGCTCAGGAATTAGAGTGTAATTTCAATATGTCTGGTGAAACAGTATTCCACCAAGAAGATTTAGAGATTATTGAAGCAGGTTTGACTGAGCCAAAATATAAAACTGGTTTTGATAGAAATTTTTGGATTTGGGAAGAATTTCAGCCGGGTTGTACATATTTAATCGCTGCCGACGTTGCTCGCGGCGACGGAAAAGATTATTCTGCTTTTCACGTCTTTAAAATAGAAACCATGGAGATTATTGCTGAATACCAAGGTAAAGTAACTCCAGACGTTTTTGCTAATTTATTAGAAAACGCAGCTAATGAATACGGAGAAGCAATGATCGCCGTAGAGAACAATTCAGTTGGTTGGACAGTGTTAGATAAATTAGTGGAATCCAATTATCCTAACTTATATTATTCTTATAAATCTTCTCATGAATATGTTGACCCCTTGACTGCTGAATCATCCAACAGCGCCATCGCTGGGTTCACTATGTCCTCAAAGACGCGTCCATTGATTATTGCGAAAATGGAAGAATTCATTAGAAATAAACTAATTAAAATATATTCTAAAAGAATATATAATGAAATGAAAACATTTGTGTGGCAAAACGGCCGCCCACAAGCCATGAAAAAGTACAACGATGATTTGATTACTTCATGTGCGATCGGCTGTTGGGTTAAAGACATTGCCTTCACAATAAACCAGAGAGATTTGGAGTATAAAAAAGCATTTTTGAATTCAATGACAAAAACAAATTCAACTATGAATACTACAATTCCTGGTATGCACGGATATAAACCAGTAAAAGACAGCGACAAAAAAGAGCAAGTAAAAGAATTTCTTTGGCTCTTGAAAGGTTAAAAAATGGCACCTAGAAATTATAGAAAGCACAACCCTAGAAACCCGGCGAGTGTTTTATTTCGCAAACTAACCAGATTATTCTCTGGCCCGATGATTGACTATAAAAGTCAGTTACCACGTAGAATTAAACAACAAAATGCTGCAAACTATGGTTCGCGAATAAAATCAGCCAGCGGACAACAGTTTAAGAAGAGCCAATACAGTCCCTATGAAAGCATCCAAGCCAATTATATGGCGAATCAAAATAGGGCAGACAGATATGTAGATTTTGATCAAATGGAGTATACACCGGAGATCGCTTCCGCCCTAGACATCTATGCAGATGAAATGACAACATCTACTCAGATTAATCCTTTGATGTCAATTAAGTGTCCAAATGAAGAGATCAAAACTGTACTAGATAATCTATATCACAATGTGCTTAATATAGAATATAATCTTTTTGGTTGGTGCCGCACAATGTGTAAGTATGGAGATTTCTTTCTTTACTTAGATATCGATGACGACAATGGTGTAACACACGCCTTGGGTCTACCTCCGCAAGAAGTAGAGAGATTAGAAGGCGAGGATCCAACAAATCCAAATTATGTACAATACCAGTGGAATTCAGGGGGAATGACCTTTGAAAACTGGCAAATGGCACATTTTAGAATTCTTGGAAATGACAAATATTCACCATATGGTACTTCTATCTTGGAGCCAGCACGCCGTATTTGGCGACAGTTAACTTTGATTGAAGATGCTATGATGGCCTATCGTATTGTTCGTTCCCCTGAGCGTAGAGTCTTTTATATTGACGTGGGCAATATCGCTGCACAGGATGTAGAGCAATATATGCAAAAAGTCATGACTCAAATGAAGAGAAACCAAGTTATCGATCAAGATACTGGTAGAGTCGACCTAAGATATAATCCAATGAGCGTCGAGGAAGATTATTTCATCCCAGTTCGTGGAGGTACTTCTTCAAAGATTGAAAGTTTGCCCGGCGGAACGTACACTGGAGACATCGACGACGTAAAATATTTGCGAGATAAGCTTTTCTCCGCACTAAAGATACCTGCCTCTTACTTATCGCAAGATAGTGAAGGCGCGTCAGAAGATAAAACAACATTAGCACAGAAAGATGTTAGGTTTGCCAGGACAATTCAGCGCCTACAGAGATCTATATTGTCAGAGATACAAAAGATTGGTGTTATTCATCTGTTTACTTTGGGTTATAGAGGCACCGATCTCCTTTCATTCTCGCTGCACTTGAACAATCCTTCTAAATTAGCAGAATTACAAGAGTTGGAGCACTGGAGAACCAAGTTTGAGGTGGCTAGCGGAGCAACAGAAGGATTCTTTAGCCGACGTTGGGTCGCAGAAAATATGTTTGGCCTACCAGAAGAAGAAATTGTGCGAATTAAGAGAGAGATGTTCCACGATAAGAAGTTTGATGCTCTTCTTGAGAAAGCTTCAGAAGAAATCACCGCGGACGGCGCTACCGGAGAAGAACCTGGGGCTGCACTGGGCGGAGGATTTGATTTGGAAGGCGGAGGAGCCGATCTTGATGTAGAAACTCCTGCAGTCGGCGACGAAGAAGCCCCCGGTACCGAACCTGAAGCTCCAGAAGATGAAGGAGTACTTTTGGCCGAGCCTCCTGGCAAAAGAGATGAAGAAGAGTATCTCACTCCCGGCTCAAAAGGAAAAGCCTACAAAAAGGTTAAAGATGATAAGCGCCGACACATGGCTCCTCGAAAGAAAAATATGATGTCTATGACGGGCCAACAGCAAGGCGGAATTAGGAAAGCTTTTAAGGGGCACAGCGAGATGATGTCCTTTGCCCGCGGCATTCAAGAATCTAAAAATTATACTTCTGACGAGGAAAAGCAACTTCATGAAGTAAATTATGAAATTCAAAAACTAATTAAAGAGATGGAGTCTAAAAAAAATGAAGTTCCGACACAATAAAAAGAGAAATACTGCTTTTCTATATGAGAGTTTGGTTAGGGAGCTAACCAAGACTGTTATCAACGAAGATAATGATAGAAAGATTAAAGTTGTGTCTCTAATAAAAGAGTTTTTTAAAAAAGATTCTTTATTGGCGAAAGAACTAGAACTTTATAAAACTTTGTCTGAGGTTAAGCAAATAAAACCGCGCCTCGCGGAAAAACTAATAACAGAAACAAAAGAACAATACGACAGACTAGACAAAGAGCAAATATTTGAAGAGCAATCTAGATTAATAGACAAGGTAAACAAAGCTTTATCAATGTCAGTTTATGACAACTACGTACCTCAATATAAAAGTCTAGCTTCCATATATCAACTTTTTAACAGAGATATGTCTCCTAAAAAGAAAGTACTCTTGGAAGAGAAAATTTTATCAGAGATGGTTGAGGAAGACCTGCTCAAGGAAGATACTTTGACCAAGCCTTATGATAAGTTAATAATGAAAACTTTTGTAAAGAATTTTAACTCAGAGTATAAAGATAATTTATTAAGCGAACAAAAAGATTTATTAAACAAATATATTATGTCTTTTAGCAATAATGGCTTGGAATTGAAAATTTATTTAAATGAAGAAATTTCAAGAATAAAAGAAACAATAAAAAACTATATTGAAGGCAGCCAAGAGTCTCAACAAATTAAAGAAAAGACTGGCAAACTATTATTAACCATCGAAGGGTTTAAAAAGCAAGAAGTTGGCAGCGAACTTGTTACCAAGGTTCTTAAATTACAAAACCTAGTAAAAGAGATTACAAACTAATGGCTATTAAAATAAAAGTAGACGATGCACAACCGCAGGAAGAAATTACAATTCGAGTTGGAGAGCAACAGGCGCCTCCACCTGTACCATCAGTCTCTTTAAATGCTAGAAGAACACTAGACGGCAATATTATGATTTTTGATCACAAAGATATTGATATTGTTATGATGCCAGAAAAAAATAAAGTTGTTGCTTTCCCCAAAGAATCGATGGGCGCACATGTATATGAGGTTCAAAACAGATTATTCAAGTTTCTTTTTAATAAAGGCGTGATTATTTTGGACTCTGTTCAAGGCGGAAATGTCTTTTCGTCTATGGAAGCTAAATTGGCCGAGAGCAAAGACTATAATGTAGTTCAAACAACATTGTTGACTATCGGAAAGTTTATAGAAGACGAGAAGCCTCTTTATGAGTTCGAGAAAGCTTTCGAAGAGGAAGAAGAGCGTAGGTTGCTCGAACCCGGGCCAGAGGATTCTACAGAGTTTGATCCTGAAAAATATCATAGCGACGAGAAGGGCTCGATGCGAGATACAAAAGCTTTCGGCATAGCCAATATTTATAGACTTTAGAACGAGGATTCCTTGGGATTAATTTATTTTATTCTTTGTGCCTATGGGCTCACACAGATAGTAGTATACGGCAGTATTTTTGATTCAATTCGCCCCACTGAAGGGAAACTAGGAAAACTATTTAGATGCCATATGTGTTCTGGCTTCTGGGTTGGTGTTTTTCTTTTTGGAATTAATGGGTTAACAGAACTATTTAGTTTTGAATATAATTTTATCAACGCACTCCTCTTGGGGTGGTTGAGTTCCGGAACATCATACATAATTGGCATGGTTTTCGGCGATTGCGGCATCAAAATACAGGAGAACAAACATGAGACGCAGGAACATTCCAGAAGTAAGACGCTGCTGCACGGGTAGCTAACTCACGCAGGTAACGCCTGCTTTTAACATTATGTCTAAAAAATTACTACAAGAATATTTTCAACTTTGCCCAGACGGTATTTGTGATCTGACTGTTCTTACTGAGGACGAGCAGAAGCGCGCCGGAGACGGTTCAGTTTATCTTGTCGGAGTTATTCAAAAAGCCGGCACTAAAAATGGTAATGGAAGAGTTTATCGTAAAGAAACACTTCAGAGAGAAATAAATAATTACCAAAAGGCCGTCACCGAACGTCGTGCTTTAGGTGAGTTAGATCATCCTGACGATTCTGTTATTAATTTGAAAAACGCGTCTCACTTGGTAACAAAAACTTGGTGGAGCGGAGATGATGTAATGGGCAAGATCGAAGTTCTAGATACTCCTTCCGGAAAGGTCTTAAAAGCGCTTCTAAATTCAGGAGTTAAATTAGGAATTTCCTCTAGAGGTCTAGGCTCCGTTAGCGAATCAAATGGTGTTACAATGGTAGAGGACGATTTTCAATTGATCTGCTTTGACATTGTATCCGAGCCGTCTACCCCCGGAGCTTATTTAGATCCGGAGGGAGGCAGGTCCAGAATTAATATTGGACTACATGAAAATCAAAAGAACCTTTCAAAAGAACAAAAGGTTAACAATATCCTCGATGATATTTTGGGAGATTAGTAATGAAGATTACAAAAGAACATTTAAAGAAGATCGTACAAGAAGAGCTTGGTAAAGTTAGCGAAATGGATCTTTTTGGAAAAAAGAAAGCCGACGCCGCAGGCTACGACCGAGCTATGAAAACGCGTCACGAAGAATTAGCAGATATACACAATCGACTGAAAGCCGCTCTTGGCGATCCTAATCAATTGCAGCAAGCGGCCAGCGAAATAGTTAAAAACTTAGCACTTAAGTTTAGAACAATGGACCGATAATGAAAAAGAACGAGTTAAAAAAAGTACTTAGGCCGATTATTAAAGAATGTATTAAAGAATGCATCTTTGAGGACGGCGTACTATCCGGAATTATTTCGGAGGTCTTCCGAGGCTTAGAGGCCAGAAGAGTTGTGACCGAAGGCGTTACAATCAAAGCAAAAGAAGATACAGAAAAAGAATCAAAACAAAAACAATTAGAAGAAAATTACGAGAAACAAAGACAGGAAAGAATCAAAAGATTAAATGAATCCGCCTCACCGGGCGGTGTTAATGTATTTGAAAATGTTGCTCCTGTCGCCGCCGAGCCAAATCCGGCGAACCCGCTTTCAGCAACAACCCCCGATGATTCGGGAGTAAACATTGATGGTATTTTAAATCTTGCCAATGGTAAGTGGAAGCAATTAATTTAAAGGAAATATAATGGGCCGGCCAGTACATGTTGAGGTTTCTATCGACGAAGTTAGAGGAAATCAAAGCAGATTAATTAAAAAATTTATTAAAAAATGTAAAAAAGCTAAGATAATAGAAGAAGTTAGAGAAAGATCTTTTTTTGTTAAGCCCTCTAAGAAGAGAAGAATGCAAAAATTAAAGAAAATCCGCAACGCCCAAAAAGCAGAGCGAGAAAGAAATAAAAGATACGGGTCATAGGAGTTAAAAAATGGCAGTAAAAGACGAAAAAACAAACGAAAATATTTTTGGAAGACACTCTGCTGGACTTCAGAATGTAGGTTCCTATCAGGTGTCCGGTGTCCCATGGGTAACAGGCTCCGACGACCTCGACGCCGGCACCGAACATACCATTACTTTTCCGCTTGTAACCAAAAGTATACTTGTCCGAAATCCTGGAGCAGTTGACATCCGAGTACATTTTGCGTCTAAAGCTGATACTAAGGTTTACTCTCAAAATCACTTTTTGAGAATTTCTGGATCCGCAACAATGCTGACAGAATTAGCGCTAGATTGTAAGTGTACCGAACTATACATCTCGAACGCAACGGCACAGAATAATGCAGTATACGAAGTATTCGCAGAGTTAACCGGTATTGATACAAACCGAATGTTTAATTTGACCGGCTCTGGTATTACCGAGTAATTAGCAAAATATTAAACAACAAATTCAGTCATTTAGAAAGAATTTAACTATTTATTAGAGGATTATAATCTATTTTGGGAGACTTTTTATGTCATCATCTATGTTAGAACAAGCAATTGTAGATGCCG